AGTGTCGAAATCATCTGGTGGGATTACTCCAGTGGCTCCTGGCCCTGGCTTAGATCGAACCCCAGCAGCGTCTTCTAATTGCTTAGCTCGCTTTTGCTGAATACTTGTGACGGTTGAAGTTGTTGCAGCTTCTTCCTTCGGCTGACTCATCTTGTAGTAGTCGATAAGCTTAGAGGCTTCAAAAGCGTCATTGCTATTCGATAACTGTTGAATCGCGTTAGGTTGTTGTTGCAGCCAATCGACAAATGCTTCGCTCTTCACCACGTCTTTCCAATCCGTATGCGCGGCCTCTAAGGCGGCGTACTGACCGTTAACATGGCGCTCTTCTTCCGCTGCTCTTAACGGTTGAAGCGCTCGATTCATTGTTTCTTGGTTTTGGCTCCTTTCCACCTCAAGACGGGACTCAATCGCGTCGTGAATGTCAGGATACTCTTCGTTGAAAGACGCCCAAGCTTCGGGGGTCTTCATGGCTTCAGCCACTTCGGTCGCGGATGGTTGTACACCACCGGCGGGTGAAGTCGCTTGAAATTCGTTTAACTTGCGCTGTAAGGCGCCAATCCGTCCCGCGTTGCTCTTCGCTTGGTGGGACAGCTTGTCATTATTATCTCGGAGCTTATCGTATTCGCTCTTCAGCCCTTCGTCGGCTGCTGCCCAAATGTCATCTACAACGGGCGCATCTTCTGTAACCTCTTCGGCTACCACCTCTGTCTCTTCTGTAATCTCTTCTGGTACTAACTCACCCTCAACTGGGTTTGCTTCAACCTCTACAAACTCATCAAATGCTGAGTCGAAGTCATCTACTATCTCGGTACTGTCCATTGGTTACACCCTTGGCGGCTATGATTAGCGGCTCTGTGTTTACTCGTAGTTGCTACTAGCGATGTGCAACGGCGAAGCCGTTGGCATGGCCAGTAACGCTCTTAAACTGCTTAACTCACCTCGGATGAACTGCGTGTCCTCATGGCTCAACCGAGCCACCTCAAGCAGCCCCTGCAAGGCTTTAATCTCTTTATCTGCCCACTCGACTATCTCTAGCCATGCGGAAGAACTCGTATCGATGTTCAATTAAATGCCACTGCCCATGCGCATCTTCAACGCTTGCTCTTTCTCGAACAGCGTATCCTTGCTCTGAACCTTCATCTGCTCAATGCCCAGCTTAGTGCGCATCTCACTGACCTTAATGCCCTTCTCTGCTGCCATCTTGGCCAGCTCAAGCTCTCTGTCGGACGCCATCTTCTGTTGTTCAACTTGTAGCTTCTGGCCTTGTGCTTGGATCTGAGCGCCTTTTAACTGACCGTCCATCTGCATCTTCTGTGCATCCAAAGCTAGCCTCTGCTCGGCCAGTGGGTCGCCGGTAGGCGGCTGCTGACCTTGCTGCTGCTGGGCTTGCATCATCATCTGCTGTTGCGCTTCCATCTGCTGTTGCATCTTCTGCATTTCTAGCTCGATCTCTTCGCTAGACTTCACGATCTCATCAGCTTCGATCTGCATGGAAGCAACCACTTTGCGGTATAGCGCTGCGGTATGCGTTAAAGGTTCAAGTAGTGGTGAAGCTGCAATGTTCATCAGATTCATTAAGTTCGCTGCTTGCTGCTCTTTTACCAAGAGGCTGCTTGTGCCACGAGCGTCAATGCTGAAGTCACCCTTCACATCTTCTTTCGGATTGAACTGCATGTTCCAGTCATACATCCGCTTGATGAATGGACGGGTAATATCGTCGTCGTAGTTCTTCACTACACGTCGAAGCATGGTGTTCGCACTGTTCATTAACATCGACATGCCACTGGCTGTGTCTGTTGCTCCCCCCTGCTCGCCTTGAGCGATCTGGGGTAATGCGGTCTCTTCATCGGCAATCTGTCGTGCGTACTGGAATAGAGAGATCAGCTCAGTCATGTGACTGTTAATCTCGAATGATCCGAATACGTTATTCACATTGCCGTTCTTGTCTGTTAGCTCCCACACCTTATGCGGTGTAAGACGCCAGTTGCCATCTGCTGGACGCACTACCTGACTGTTAATCACGGTCTGTGGTCCTACTGATAGCCCTGCGTTGTCCATCAGCATCCGCCATGTTGCATTCAATACCTTCTGGCTTGAACGCATCAAATACGGAATGCCTACACCGAATAGCGTTGTGTCATCACCTTCCCAGTTGAATACGCTGTACGGCATATCGCCGGTATCTGCTGGGTTGATGACTGCTTTAAGCACTCGGCCTTCACTGAACCAGACCACACCATTGAAATCAGTGAACACATCTTCTTCGTCAACATCACAACCACAGGCGATCAGGTCATCCTTTTCAACTGGGCCGTGATATTCCCACACCTCAAAACGACCATTGTCGAGTGAGGATATACCTGCCATCGACTGCATTTCTTGTAGGTGGGTTGCTGTTTGGGTGTTGTCTGTCTCTTGCTTTAACACTTCTGCAATCTGGGTGCGTAGGAAACCAGGCTTCTCTGCTAGGTCTCTAAGCGCCTTCTTGCTCATGTAATGACGTTGGAAGATGAACTCTGCATCGTCTACGCTTCGAGCTTGCATGTCTGGGAAGAAGTCCCAAGGGTCTACACGCTCTGCACCAGGCTTTAAATCATCAACCATTTCAATGACTTGAGCCACTTGACCTTGGTCGTCTACTACCTCTGACCACTTCTGTCGTGTCTTACCAAGGATCACTGGTCCCTTGATGATGCCTGTACCATATAGCACTGCATCGTGGACCATATCTCGGTTTACAGAGTTATAATTCGTTTCTGTTAACTGGTCATCGATCACATCCTGCATTGCATTGGAGCGCTCTCTCGCCTCTTCCAATACGCCTTGTGCGATGTCTCTGTTCTGTACCTGTACGCCTTTATCTGTGATGAATGGGCTTCCATCCTCATTGCTTACAGGGTCTTGGTCTTTGGCTAGCTTAGACAGATAGGGAACTGGTGTAGGCTGTATGCCCCAGTTGCGGTCATCTGTTGGGAATAGGATGTCGATTAGTCGTGCTTCTGCTGCGTTCACCTTATTGCGGGTGATGTTCACGTACAGTTTACTGCCCCCACTAGCTGCCAGTGTGGCTGCTGTGACCTTGTCGTACTGGCCATTGAACTGGCGTAGATCGTCTAACCATCGTTCATCAATGCTGAATCGTCGCTTGACTTGATCTTCAGCCTTAGCTTGTAGACGCACACCGAATACCCGTAGACGTTCTGCCATCTCACGCTCAGCCTGTACAGACTGTTCTGTGGCTTCCTGCTCTTGGTAGTATTGGTCGAATTCGTTTGCTTCTTGCATCTAATAACCTATTGATGAATCACCGGCAACGTATGCTGCCAGTCTCATTCGTGTTGTTTGTAATGCTGCTACGGGTTGTGACTCCCACGTTTCAGCCGATACAGCGCAATACCTCATCGCGTCTGCACAATGACTTGTCCAGTCGTGTAATGGCTTAGTCTTGTATGCTTGGCGCTTGTCGTCCCACTCTTTGCGGTAGTTCCGTAATGATCTAATACCAGCCTTACAGTTCTCTTCATCGAACCATGCAGAGCCTAATAGCCTTCGCACTGACTCAATGCCGTCGATAATCGGCAAGCTTGGTGCTATATCGAAGTTAATACCCAGATTTGCAGCCATCTCCTGCCTGCTCTGACCTGTGGACCATTCCCTAACCCGTATGTCATGGGGTGCTATGTGATGCCCCCAGTGGATACCATGCTCTTCCTTGTAAGCTGCTAGCTCATCGAGGTAGTGCTGTATGCCTTCACCGCTTGATTCGTAGTAGCTTACAAACCGGACTGACTTGCCCTGTACTTGGAAAAGCCATATCGCTGTTGCATCAGCTACCCCAAGGTCCCAAGCCGTGTTAACTGGTAGTGATCGGTCTACTGGTATGGTGCTTATCTGCTTATCAATGATGTGATCTGCAAAGTACGCACCGTCTTTATTGGCGTAGCAGTCACCCTCCCAAATGTGGGCATATAGTGCCTGGTTCTTCTCTTTGAGGTGTAAGCGTTCAGCCTCTAACGTCTCAGGAAACCAAGGGTTCTGGTCGTAATTAACCTTCACCACGAATGCACCAGGCGGTGGTTCTACAACAAACCGCTGATAGGTGGCGTCCATTTCATCTAATGGGTTAAAGGAAACCCATATTTCAGAGTTGTCCTTTCTTATGGTTGGAATAAGCGTATCCCAACTGCTGTTGGTTACACTCTCAGCCTCTTCTATCCAGACTCTATCGATGCCCTCCATCGACTTAACCTTACTGATATTGGACCGTAAGCCCTCAAACAAGAACCTTGAACCGTTCTTGCCTAGTATTTGTGTCTTCTGCACTTCAAAATGACCAAGTAAACCTAGCCGGTCGATGGTATCAACCAGTAACTGGTGCACTGAGTCGGTAATACTCTTCTGTATTTCACGAGCGCAAAGAATGCGCAAAGGCTCAGCGTATGCAGCCAACACCAATAACATGGCTATGCTGTAGCTCTTTCCCGAACCACGGCCACCATAAACGATTTTATACCGGCAAGGGTTGAGCAAAGGCTCAAATGGTTTGGCTAATGTTAAGTCTAAGCTGTTGTTTTTGTTAGCTTTAACCATTGAGACGCTTTGCCGTTTTGCTGTCTATGATTGCAATATTTATCAAGCTGGGTGGATTGATAGGGTCTGCTGATATTATTTGCTTATCAAATCCGTGCAACTTAGCCATGCCCATAACGGCGGCAACTGCTGCGCTTGGATTCTTTACAGAGTAAGCCAATGCCCGATCTTCTCTGAGGTCTGCGGTTAGGCTATCAATCGTTACAGCATTACGCTCTGCGGCCAGTGCTTGGAGTTCTGACACCCTGTTTAAAACCTTGGCGTCTCTAAACAGCCTCATAACGTTACCCGTTATGGTTCTATCTGTGCCTTTTGTGCTGTATCCGGCTTGGCGGTAAGCCTCAGTTTTGTTCCCAGTCTCAACGAAAACCTGTGCTAGCTTCTCTTGGCGCTGGTTGCTGATTATTCCCATGTGATAGTGGCGGCTTTAAAAGCGGCCCTCCTAAAACGACAAAACCCGCCAGGTGATGCCAGGCGGGTTGAGTGGTTAAATTGGTATTTGAACAGATTAAAACACGCTTAAAGCCCAGTAGCACTGCCACTTTGGCAGTTTATTAAATATCTAATATATAAAGCGCTTGCATTGCGTAGGTTCTCTACGTTAAAATAGACATAAGCCGGCGATAGCTGGCCATAACCCACCAAGGAGTTTTACCAATGATCGTAACCAACGTTTACCCATGTGAGTTCAAGCAAGCATTCAACTCTCTACGCCCTGAGAACTTTAGCAACGAAGCACTCGAAGCCATGTACGAATACTTTGACGACCTTAGCGAAGATATTGGCCAGCCTTTTGAATTGGATGTGATCGCCATCTGTTGTGAGTTCACAGAGTACGAAAGCATCAAAGAGGTAGTTGCTAACTATGACAGCATCGAAGACCTCGAAGACCTCCGCGACCATACCAGCGTTATTGAGCTGGCAGATGGCGGCTTAGTAATTCAAGACTTTTAAACCCACCAAAGGAGAAGTACCCATGAATACCCAACTAATTAAAACAATCCCAGTATTCGCAACACGCGAAAGCATCGACGAGGCCACCAGTTACGGCATGAGCATCGCCCACAGTATGGGAGACGCTGATAAATGCGCGATGATAACCGGCTTAATGGTGTTGTATAACACTATGGCAACCGAGATTAACGCACTACGGGAAGAGCTACAGCATGCGGTTGTTTAAAGCCCTAAAGACTGGCCACCTCGGCGTCTGGATATTTATTATCTGGGTTGCTGCCGTGGTCATTAAAGCAACAATCGACTCAATCTAACCCACCAATTAGAGGGGCGAAAGCCCCAAAGGATAACAACATGCAATCAATAACATTGTTTAATATAGAGTTCCTGCCGCACACCTTTGGTCTGGTGTTCGGCGTCCCTTCGTTTTTGATCGTGTCTGCACTTGGGGCCGGCATCTATGAACTAATGAACCGCAACCAATAGCAATGGGTGTACTCACTTTAAACGCCCTTCACGGGGTGTTTATGGAGATTACAACCCACCAAAGGAAAGCTTATGAACATTCAAGAATTAGCAAACAAGCAAGACGTAGAACTTTTAGCGTTTTACAATGGCGTGGCACTTTGCAACACTAACCGAGGGTATCACCCTTTTGTGTCATGGCAGTTTGGCGAAGACAGTTTCTTCTGGGGCCACTACTCGGCAACCCGTGAAGAAGCCAACGAAGAGTTTAAAGAGCGCATCGCTGCGCACTAACCCACCAAGGAGAACACTATGAATAAGCAAACAATACTAGAGCAGCTAGCTCAAAAGTACCCAGCTTGTCTGGGAATCCACAGCGACATTAAGGACATTACCCCAGTCGAAGCGCTGCAAGCGTTGCTCGATGGCGGGTATACTGATGTAAGCTATGGGAACGATGAATGCCCTTCGTACTTTAAGGTAAAGACCACAGAGGATGGCGAAGTCTATGAGTCATACATATATCTATATGACGATGTAAACGACGACGGAGACCGCGTGTCAGATACCATAATGTTTAGTGTTATGAGGGAATATGGAGAACCTGAAGGGCATGTGGGTACTTTCGCAACGATTGAAGAAGCATTGGCTAGGAGCGAAGTATGACTCTTAAACAGCAGAAAGAAGCGGCTATCCGCGAGTATTTGACAGACTATCTAATTGATCTGGGTATGCCAGAAAACGAAGCGTTCATCCGAGCGCTTGAGTTTGTGCAGCGCAGGATTAAAAAGAACGGGAGTATATGACCATGAATAAGTCAACGAACAAGAACCACGAAGAAAACTTGAAGGCTTGCCCATTTTGCGGTGGTTGGTCTGATTTTGGAATTGGCGAAGAAGGAGGCAATTGTGTTGTTTGTAATAATTGTTTTGCTTGCTCTGAACACTTTCAAACAGAACAAAAAGCACGAGAGGCATGGAATAAAAGGGAGAGTGACGCGTGAACAAACCAACGAACGACTACGAAGCGCTGGTATTAGCACTAGAGCTGGCAGTAACCGCTCCTACCGAGGAAAGGTCGGCGCAAGTATTAGAAATGGCCGAAGGTTTTGCAGCTAATCTCACAGAAATTGAGGTTGGCAGAGCCAAGCGCCAAGCGGAACAGAACACCAAATAACCCACCAAAGGAGAACGACCATGAATATTGAAAATAACCAGAAGTACAAGCAAATGCTCGCGGAAAAAGAAGCGGACCCAGTTGCATACGCCACTAAGGTAAAGGCCGAGTGTGAGGCCCGAGAAAAGGCCGAGGCTGGAGAGTTAAAGGCGTGGGCGGATGCAATAGCAGATAGTGAGGCTAAAGCAGACGCTCAATTAAAGGCTGATGTCATAAAGACTGAGGTGATAAAGGCCGAGGCTGAGGTCATAAAGGCTGAGGCTGAGGTCATAAAGGCTGAGGCTTCTATAGCAAAAGCTAGGGCTAAGGAAGCAGAGGCTAATGCTAAGGAAGCAGAGGCTAATGCTAGGGAGGCAGAGGCTAGCGCCGACGAAGCAAAGACAAACGCTGAGGAGGCTGTTAGAAGTGCCGAAAGAGCGGACGAAATAGCTAAGTCTAAGGCTGCGGAAGATGCCAAAACGCGGGAGAATGAAGACGCCAGACTTGTAGCGGTTAGGGCTAGACACCAGAGTCGGCTTAAAACCATAGCCAAGGCAGACGAATATAGTTACATGGCGGAGGGTGACAGACCTCGACTGGTGACTGTAGGACTCTACGAGCAATACAACAAAGGGAAATACTACACCTTAGTTGGAGACATAGGTGTTGTCATAAGCGCAGTTACTGCCCTAATTTACGAAGAAGACGGGAACGGCAGGAGTGACACTTTTTATGTATGGCTCTCTGAGAAATTGTGTAAGGTTATGCTATCCAACGGGGGACATGTATATACCGACCATTGCAGCGCGCGTATGATCGGAGCGCTTATCGATAACCCAAGGAGGGCCGAAGAAGAATGACCATTAAGAAAAACACTTACGACCCAGCAATGGCTCTTCGCCAAGCTGCATACGTTGACCGGCTCAAAGCAAAAGGGCTAAAACAGGCTAAGTTCTGGGCGCATCCAGATGATGTACCTAAGATCAGAGACTACGCCGCCAAACTCGTTGCAGAACGAGAAAAGTGAAGCGAAACCAAAAAGGGGCTACGGCCCCTTTTTTATTGCCAATCTTCGCTACTCCATAGGACGCCCTGTAAGGCCATCTCAGAGCGCTCTACTAAAGGCCATACATCGGTACGGTTTGTACCCAACTCCTTCGCTATACGCCTTCCTGAGAACTCATAGACCCATCGGTACTTTAGACACTGGGCTAACTGCATATCCTGACGCCTAACCACCTGAACAGCAGCCTCAACACGTTCAGCATCCATCACAACGACTGGGGTACTCATCGTGCTAACTGCACCAGCTTCCCAAACATTATTATCAACAGACAATCTACTTTCTGGTGAAGCCGACGGATACCACAACGCCGAGTACGCATCCAAACCCCTAGCCCAACGCGACCATGAATCCATCATCATCACAGTAGCTTCGCTCAATACTTTAGATTCAACCATTAGCGAGCATCCCAGTATTCAACATCAGTCGAAGGCGAACAGCCAAGCTTAACCCTATCCTTCAAATCATTAGGACCAACGTTAAGCTCACCCGAACCAACATCTAGTTCAGACGAACCAACTTCTGGTTCAATAGGTTTGACAGGCTCACCCACACCCCAAATACTTTCAAGCTTAATAACCCCGTTTTTATGTATGATCGTAATTTGCAGTGTGCATAGACTCAGCACCCAAATGCAATCCCATAAACATTCCCAAAGAGAGATCTGAATAGATCTCCAGTTTAACTTCCAAAAGCTCTTTCTTAATTCCATCAGTCTTGCCCTCTGATAAATCGTATTTAGTTTAATCTTCCATGGAGCATCCCAGTATTCCGGCATATTTATAGCCGAACTGGATTCCACTTGGGGGGTGGTGTTTCAACACATGTACCCCCTATAGGGGTGATACACATGATAAACGGGAAACCCTTACACAGCGCGGGTTTTGCCCGTTTATCATTTGAAACACGATGATAAACCATGATAAACCAAATGATAAACGACGAAACACCCGCCACCAGTACCTTTCCCGTTTGTCGTCGTTTATCATGATAGACCGTGATAGACGTGATAAACGGATTCTCATAATCTCGTTTATCATCCAATCTCGTCTTTCGATAAACGGATTTTGATAAACGATAAACGAACATTAGACAGCCTCCTTGGTGATGTCCATGTTGCTGTTTTTAAGTATCCGACTATTCAATGTGAGGTCATATTGGAGGTTGTCAGCACCAGTAACTCGGACTGCTTCATCAAGAACTAACGCATCCATTACACGGCGACGACAGGTAAGGTTCGACTTATTCCAGACCGGTTCAAGATTGGTTAGTAATATTGGAAGACCTAATGTATCGGTAGGCATTGTTTCGCAGATGTCTAACCGGAGCTGCGCGATTTGCTCTCTGGTGTTCTCTACGTCGCGTTGCTTAGCCTCATCGACTAGCTCAGAGATGTCGAACTCTTCGTGTACGCCAACCGTATCGCCATTAGATAGTGTGACAGAGACCTGCTTGAACCAGGTCGCCCCCTCTGGAGGACCAGAGAAGTTACCTTTACCATGATCTAGTCGGACTAAGAAGCGGCCCTCTTCCTCATAGTTAATCCCCAACTTGTCGGCAGTTTTGGGAGCCATACGAGCCAGAGTAGTAGCTATTCGACATGCGTCTTTAAGAGAAGATGCGCCACGGCCTGACTCAACGTCACCTGCATGGGTTTCGCTGTCGGTTTTAGCACCGCCCTTCTTTGTATGATGTACAACCTCGATAGCTGCACCAGTCTCTTTAGCGATGTGCTTGAGGACGTTAGCGACCTGCTGGATTGCACCGTTATCATTCTCTTCTGTGTCATGCACTGTGATGAACGGGTCGAAGACAATGTAGTCGATCTTCTTGGCGAGCGCTTCAGCGATGATCTTCTCAGCGTTAGGGTGCGCGATGACGCCATCCGGTCCTTCATGCGCGACTATATAAGGGTTGCCGTAACCGCAGGTAAGGAAAAGGTTTTCCTCTAAGGTTTCCCATGGGATGTTGTGATGCTGGGCAATACCCATGAGGCGCCTATACTGCTCATCGGTGTCGTCCTCGTTATTGATGAGCCACACTTTGCCTTGCTTGTGGATTTGTTCACCGGTGAGCGATCTGCCAGTAGCGATAGACGCTGCGGTAATCATGGAGAACATAGACTTGGACACACCACCTGGCGCGAACATGGCCGTAATGTAACCGGCTAAGAGACGAGTGCCTAATACCCACTGCCTTGGTGAGACAGAAAAGTTGTTCACGTCGAAACGTGGAAGCTTTGATGCTTCTAAGGAAGTGGCTTGTTCTACAGCGACTTGCTGCTGGTTCTCCTTTGTGCGTTGCTGTGAGGTAGCGATGACTGTGCGCATTGTCACGACTGCGTCGTCTCTTAATGTAGAGAAGGATTCCCACTTAGCCTGGAGCTGTTCATGCCCATCATAAGATGATGCGTGTGAGGACCAGTCTACCCAGTGCGTAAGACCATCGAAGCCACCATCGAACTCATGATGTAACGCCTGACCAACTAATAGCCACTCGTCGTACGGCTCTGGGTCCATGTGAGATAGGTGACGCGTTAGCTCTTTGGTTGATAGACCAGTGGGCTGCTTCATGTTCTCGAAGTTCAAGACGTTGTCTTGGTTCGCTGGTTGAGGTTGGGTTACGGCTGAGCTTGAGCTGCGTTCCCACTTAGAAGGTGCGGTGTCGTCGAAGAAAGAGAATAGTTCCGTGATCTGATCTGCGCTGATTGCAGGCAAAGCATCTACGGGTACAGTAAAAGGACAGGCTTTAGGCCAGCGGTATTCTTGTTGAGTCTCTGGGTGTATCCCATAGGCGACAAGCTGCTGCCCTTTCCCTAAGATCTCAATGCAGTTTGTATTACCTTCTGCATCAGTGAACTTAGCAGAGACAGACTTAGACATCGGCGTATCTGTACGGTATAGAAGAAGAGCCTTTGGCGCCCTGCCTATCCGTCCTAAGCCTTTACCTATATTCTTATTGCAGTATTTAACTACAGCATTAGTGACGTGCTTATCATAGCAATCGATGTCTATAGCAACTACTTCGCCAGTAGTTATACCTATCGAGGCGTCTGCGTCCCAAGACTCAATGAGTTCTGGGGTTGATTTGATTCTGGACCAGTTGGATACCGCTGGCCGCTTAGTTCCTTTTGCTACAGGGATTATGTTGTAGCCATTCTCGATTAGCATCGGGCCGAGATCGCCCATGAAGTTTGTCATCACGGTCTTGTCCTCTGTGATTGAGTGATTAAGCATATAGGTCAGGGCGTAACTCCTGACGACGTACACGACCGTTCAGTGCAAGTTCGATATGTACAGCGCGTTTGGATGGGACGCCGTTCTTGGTCCAGTTA